AAACGATTACGCCATATAAGAGCGTCTTCAAGTGTAGGAAATGCATCGTTAGACAACTTCGCTGGGGCGATGTTGGTTTGGTATCCTGTTGCGAAATCTGAAATAACGAGATTATTTGCACTCATGGAGCTAACTCAACGATTGCTTGATAATACGTGGGGCATGCAAAAGCATTATCACCGTTTGTTTTTAAATATCTTGGTTTAAAAGTTCCTAATGCAGGGACATTGTTTATGTTTTCAACAAATATGAAAGCAGCATTATTTCCTAATGGTACTGTAATTGGTGGAGCAACTTGTAATGTTAATTGATAAATATTTGCTACATTTATTCCGCCAACTTGTGGAAATGTTTGGTCTACGTTATTAACGAAAGCAGCTACATGACCCCAAACATATACCAAACCACCTGGCAAAAATGTATATCCCTGTGTTCCTACACCACTACCAGAAAGTGCAGGTGTAAGTCCTCCAGAGCTTAATTGTATTTCACTTCCATTGTTAGCCCTTCTAAAAAACCACTCTAGATATGGTGTTCCACCAGCTGTCACATTTTTAGCATACAACGCAACTTGTGTCGTTGTTGTGGAGGGCCCTACAGCTTGAACATTCAATCTGACTTTGTCATGTGTTAGTCTTGTTCCTGAGGTTGGATCATTGATATCAGCATGATCATTCGATAATCCAGCAGCTAAGTTGTCAAAGTTTGCTCGAATCAGGGATGTTGTGTTTTTAATTTTCTGGGCTGAAAGAGGGATGTTTGTTGTGTAAGTCATACTTTCATCCTAAAAGAAAAAGTTATTGTTACTAAATTGTCCTGTCATTTGAGCAGAGTATAACGTTGCTACTCTCTGCACATCTTGCTGGTTTAATGTTCTCCTTCTCACAAGATCCATTTGCTCTTCTAGATAGGGTTGATAGGCTTGAGCTTGGTCTAACTTTCCTGTATCGATGAAGATCTTCTGAGCTGCTCCAAATGCAAGAAGTTGCCACATAGCATTGAATACGGGTTCATCTGTAGGGTTCGTAAGTTCCGTAGGTTTCTTGTAGACGTTCATATTGACGATGTAGGCGCGGTCTGGGATTGGTCTAAAGGTAAATGTATCCTCGAAGAATAAAACCGACGTAGGTCGTGTAGCGCTGTAGCTGTAGTAGGTACAATTCACATCTGCTGCACTTTGAATCGCAATAGGGAAAACGATACCAATTACACCTGTTAGATAGTTGATCGTACAGAAGGGTACAATTGCTCCATTGGAATCTAAAAATAAACCCTGACCATTGTCTCTTAAAACGATTGAGTCTCCGTTGATATCAATAGAGGCAACAATCACATTAGAAACAATTGTTCCAACACCGTTTGTATAACCTGCAAGGACTGGGCTAGTGCCAAGTGTTGCTGTAAATGGTCCCGGTATTCCGCTACCTGTTCCGATACGTTGAGTTACATCAAGTGTTGGGAAGGTGCGATTAAAGATAAGAGGATCTTGGAACCATTGAGTTTCATAGCCGTTAACCTGAATCAATGGCTCTACAAGTGTATAATCATTCTTAGGGAAAGAGTAGCTAGCAACAAAAGGCTCGGTATAAAACTGGTACGTCTCTTTGAGGTTTAACAATTTCATTTGTTCGGGGAGGTCATAGAGATAGAACGTGTTAACGTAAAAATCTATGTTCGCATCACTGAGCTTAGCTGGAGTGTCTAAGGCTGTGATCCTTCGAACTTTTGTCCTTATTTGTTGTAGCGTAGCACTCATAGCCCCTCAGGAAGTATCTCTACAGAGAATCTTTTTTCATATCCTACTTGTTTATGGACTTGTAATCCACTTACAGGATCGGTTATATAATCATATTTTGGAATTTTACTATCCATCAAATGTTTTATTTCCATCTTTGTAAGTTCATAAACTCTCCCCGATAAAAGCTTTTGTCTAATCTCAGGTTGATTTGGGTATAGCTGTAGAGTGTATTGAATAGAGCCAGTCATAGGTGCTTGAAGATCGATAAAACGGCAACGGAACTTTTTCAAATCCTCTTGCATGCGTTTATTTAGTTCTTCTTTTCTCTTTTTCTCATCGGTAGGTAACGGATTAGCGTTTGATTTAACGATGATGTCGTGTTCTTTATGAACGATTGCCGAGACTGTCATAAGTTCTCCTTTTAATGTTAAAGGGGGCAGTTGCCCACCCCCTAGTGTTTTTAAGTCAATGCATACCAGTAAAATACATTACCTGCTGAACCAATTACGTTTGCCCCTAGAGCTAATCCACGAACTCCATCGTTAACGGATGCTCCTGGAGTTACGTTTCCTTGGGCTAATGTAGTTTGTGATCCTGCTGGCTCAACTTGAGCAAAGCTAAACGGCACTGCACCAGATGCTGGGAATGCGAAAGCTGTTGCTGCGGATGAATTGATATCTACCACAAATTGATTAGCTGCTGGTACAGAAGTAATCCTACCTCTGAGACCATTCAATTGGACTGTTCCAAAATCGCTCGGGACTTGAAGAGTTACCAATTGACCAACGGAATAACCGTGATCCACAGATGTTGTAATTGTTGTAGTAGCACCTCTTGTGATACCTACAATGTATTTTTGTCTTGGTTGCCACAGTTGCGGAACAATGAGTTTTTGACAAACCCCTGCTGTCGCTTGTGAAGCAAAACCAGATGAATCCAAATTGATCTTGAAGTTGTTTGCATCAACTACAATCGCAACTTGAAAATACATCCCTGCAATTTGTCTCATGCTAGTTGTGTTGGTGATCTTAATGATATCACCAGCAAGGTAGCCATGGTTCAAAACAGTGATTGTTGTTTGACCAAATCCTGCTGATGCAGAAAATGGTGCGCTCATGCTTTTTTGAGCTGCAAAACTGCTTTCAGATGAAAGGAACGCTGTCACTCCACCTGATGTAATTGCAGCACCTGTAGCGACGTTTGTAGCGGTATCAGCTGCATAGCCTTCATACCACTCAAATTGTCCTACTGCACTTGTGTTTGTTAGTTTTAGATATTTTGCTCCCGCTACGATATCCAATAGTTCGGATACGCCATCGGAGGTAAAGCTGCCATATACTGCCATATTCTATCTCCTTATGAAAGCGTTGAGTTAAGTAGGAACACCCATGCATCGTTGGTGATAACACCAGCATAGGCCATCTTCCAACCCACTGTTGCGTTAAGCGCTAGTGGTGAAGAGAAGATTGGTGGTCTATAGATGAACGAAGAGCTATAACGATCTTGTTCCACGATACAATAGGATTCTCTACCAATTACGATTAGTGGATACACATCCGCACCGTTTGCAGAAGCGTTAGGCAACTTGGCTCCAATTGAGGAGAGCAAGAAGCGAACGTTCGCAATCGCACCATACTCTGATGGCATAGTGGATTGGATGGATGGGTAGTTCCATTTGTAGGTAAATTGGGGAATGTTTTCGAACTGACCTTGCAATTGAGTCGAACCCATCGCTAGGTAAGAGTCTCTGGTGGGGCTTGTTCCTATACGATTTTCCCCGATGATACCGTCCATAAACTCGTACGCATTGTTGCTACGAAGTTGTTTAACTGTATTCACTGTATCAGAGAATGTGAGTTCTGTGGGGTTATCACCGTTTGATCCACCAGTACAGTTTACCTGTGACATAGTAGAAAGGAGACGATCTCTTGTGAGTTCATCCTCTGTTTGTCTGCTTTCTGTTACTTTCAGCCAATGCTTACTGACCAATTTTTTTAATTGGCGGAAGGTCTTGTTATTCCCTTCTCCTAATTTTTCAATTAGGTTCGGACTATCGCATACACTTTTTACAGTGTCTCTACCGCTTAGTCTCTGCTGCTGCACGAAATTAGCCAATATGTTACAATTAACATAAATAAACTTGGAAAAATCATGAATCAACGTGAAAAATATATTTTTCTTGCTGCTCTCATGGAGGGCGAAGGATCTTTTTACATAAGTAACAAATTTAACAATAGAATGATTATAACCAATACAAGTCACACTATGATTAAATGGTTGCATGAGAACTTTAAAGGGTACGTTTATGAGCGTAAAAGCAGATCTAATCCAAATTGGAGAACCAAATTTGAATGGATTCTTGAACGCGGTCAAGTACTGGAAATTTGTGAAAATATCCTTCCCTTTATGCTCTGTAAAAAAGAACATACACAAGTCATGATTGAATTTAGAAAAACATATATTTTTAAATATGGTCATCATGTCCCTCAAGAGATAACTGATCTTAGAAATCAATGTTATGAAAAGCTCAAATATCTTAATTCTACAGTTATCTAATTTCTGCTTGCATCTGGTTGTCATAGGCTATGCAGCCCTTAGATTTTCCAAGGTATTCAGGTAAAGTTTATTGTCGCCCATAACGTTAAGCGACACTCCAAGCCTTTCCGCAGCTGCGTTAAGGACGGGATCTTGTCTTTGCAGTGTAACTTGCTCATTTAATTCTACGTAAGTTCCATAGAAACCAACGACCGCATCAATGTTTACAGCGGTTAATTGTTGAGCTGGGGGAGTTTGTCCCGAATTACCGATTGGCACAAGTGCTGCTGCCAATGGGTTATATCTGGTCATCCTCAGAGTTGTTCCACCATTTGCCGGCATGGTTCTATAGTCCGCACCGATTGTATGGATGAAATAAGGCACAGGAGTACTGAGCAATTTCATCGAAAATGATAGAAGAACTTGAGGAGGCAGTGTTGAAGTTGTTGTAATAGACATCTCTAACCTCTATTAGTTAGCGTCGTCCTTGAGATGCTCGCATTTCCTCATACAACTTTTGACGCATTTCTGTCGTCATTCTTCCCGAAGCAAATTCCTCTGCGTGGTCAAGTCCGCTTTCTTTTAAAGAGGAGGTTGTTCTCGGTTTCTGTAGGTTTTGACGTATGGTTTGTTTATCCACCTGTTCTGGATTTGCCCTATCCATCATGCGGATATACCTATACGCAGCAACACCCTTCGCATAAGGATCGCTAGTAGCTCTTAAGACTTTCGCTAGTTCTGGTTCATCTTTTATTAGCTTTCTAACGTTTTCCTCGCTTACCACGTCATCGAAATCAGTAAACTTTGATCTAAGCCTGTCCTCTGCTGTCTCCGCTTCAAACTTCACCCTCTCTTGTTGGTAGAGTTCTTTAGCCATTTTCTTTGCGAGCAACTTTACGTCTTTCGCTGTGACGATATCATCGTCGGCTAATGCGACATCCTCTTCTTCTGGCTGAGGCTGACGGCTGACGGCTGGGGGCTGTCTTTTTTCAAAATCTTCTAATCTTTGCTCGTAGTATTCGAGCTTTTTACGCATTTCTCTCCAGTTCCGATCTTGTTTAGATTCCTGAACTTGAGCCTCTTGCGTAGGCTCTTGAACTTCTTGAGGCTGATGTGACACCTCTTGCTCTAACACATCAATTGGTTCTTCGTCATTCATGAGCTTTTCCTTGGCGAATGGATTATTACTGCCTCGCTTGTCTAGGGTACGCCTAGCCGAACAAGATAACACTAAATTAATTTTACCTACTGTTAATGTCAATTTTTTGTTATATAATCTTTAGCTTTGAAGGAAGATATGAAAGAAATAGATCTCGTAGAAGGTAGAAAAAATACCAAAGAAATCAACATCTCTGAACTATCAGCAAATGCTTATAGCACTCAAGAAAGGTTGCAAGTACAAGAGATAGTAGATGAGAAAAAAAAGAATCACCAAAAGATGATGGATAAGATAATTGCTGAACATCGTAACTATGACCCCCAAGGTTATTATATCGTGGTGATTAGCAAAAACGACTACACCAATACCAACGTTATCAAAACTAGGTATTTTGTTAGATCAACAAAACCCGAACCCGATTGGAGCCAAGATCTTTACTACTACGACAATCAAAAAGAGTGCCTGTATTTTATCTATAGCTTACCTAAGCAAGAGGACACGGTTTATTTCAAAAAGAATTGGGACCTATTCAAGCCTGAATGGGTAGAGCCCTACATGGCTGCTATTACTGCTATGCAAAATGGGACTCTTATTTATTGGGATGCACCTGGGAAAAAGATAGAAGACTTGACGCAACCTAAAAGAGATGCTACATCTAAAGTTAAACTCATCATTTAAAATGTTCTCCCTAGGCGTTTACTCAGCGTTCCATCCACAAAGAAGTGGTTGGATTATTTTTTTTTTATTTGTTTTCTTTTTTTGTATGATTGGATACATTTGGTCTGTCAATCAACCGATTGATTAATAAGAAACAAACATAAACCGGTTGTTTTTTGAAATTTTGGGAGGCTATCACGCTGAGTGTTTGGTGGCCTCTTTTTAAAGTCTACTCTATTACCAAACCATTTGGCGACTTTTTGACCTCTAAAAGCTAAAGAGTAGATATCAAGCATAAACTAGGTCGTAAAAAATCTAGCGCATTACTGAATTTTTCAGCCATCATTCTCGGCTTATGACTAAACGCTAGACTATCCTTTTCACTGCCGATTAACAACGCCACTTCTTACGAGCTAGCCTTAGACGTGATTTTGGATTTGCTGCCGCTTCTGGAAACATCTTCATTTGTCCTGCTGATCTAGCGCAATACGATTTCCTACGAGCTGATCTTTTCGGTCCTGGGTCTTTCTCCGTTACAGCCATAGCAAGCTTAGAGCCTGGATTTTCTCTGCGGTAGGAAGCAATTCCTTTGGGATTGAGTCCGCCGGATTTTTTGTTTTTTCCTTCAGCTCTTTGCCAAGCAGGCGTTTTGTATTTTGCCATGGTGACTCTCCTAAAACTTTAACGTGATGGTTTAGAGCGACTAGGTGCATAAGTTTTAACCATGGTAGGTTTGCCTTTGATACCTTGTTTTTTAGCCCTTTTACGCGTTACAGCTGATTTAATTTCTGAAGGTGACATAGATGCTGCCTTAGCTAAAGGAACGCATTTGGGATAGCCTTTAGAGCTTAATTTGGCTTTCGGTCTACCGCATGGAGCAAACGATCCATCTTTCTTCTTGCCAATGTTCACCCACTTTTCAGCGAACCATTTTTTAAGACTCATAAAGACCAACCTCACGACTCATAACCACCTCCCCGAGCTTTATATGTTTTAACAAGCCAAGCATTAGCGTAAGCCGACGGGTAAACTTTAAACTTCTTTTTGGCTTCTGCTTTTACACGTGCATATAAAGCAGGGTTCGTTGGTTTTGGAGAACTATTTCCCACGTTTAAAGCTCCTAAGGGTTAGAGCGAGGTTTGCTCTTTTACCGATCTTACCACCTTTTTTAGCAGCTGATTTGAGTTTGGCGACAGGTATTTTTTTCTCCATGGGAACTTTAAGAGCTTTATGAAGTTTGCCTTTAGATTTTGGGTTTAGTGCTTTTTGAATCCACTTTTCCATACTACTTCTTCTTCTTAGCCATGATTTTGATGCCAAGAAGAACTTTTTCGCCCTTCATGTGTTTCTTTAATTGTGCTGGTGAATATTTGGCATATTCTTTGGCGTGCTCTTTGCTCATTCCAGGAAGTTTTTTAGAGCCTTTATCCATCTTCGAAACACTAGCATAAGATTTCTTGCCAGCTTTTTTCTCCATACCTTCAGACTCATGCGCTCTCGCTTTAAGTGATTGTTTCTTTTTGCCTTTGTGTCGCATTCCCAAAGACTCTTTTAATTTATCCATAAACCCTTGATGCATTTTACCGCTCCCTAATTCTTCGCCATTTGATTACAGGGGGAGAATTCTTTATTTTGTATCCTTCCCATATTCTACCGTTAAACCAGGCTTTGAATAGTTGCTGGTCAATGGTTTCTATTTCTACCAGATCAAAAGGTATAGGGCTATAGATAGTGAAAGATATCCAACCTTCTGGGTCTTTTTCTATCTTGGAATAGAGTATTTTGATGTTATCAACGACAATCAATCTTTTGCTTTTGTCGGGAAAAACAATCATAATCCCTCCAGCTTTTTTGATCTGGTGAATACAAATTAAAACATGAGAAGTTTTCTATCTACTTACGACCTAAACTTATATTTTTAGAAAGTCTTACTTCGCTATTTTTAAATGTCCAAATCTCACAATTATCTAAAAAAACGATCCAGTAAAGATCTCCTTCTTCACCTGAGTCCATAAGAAAATTTGCGTAGCCGTGACCTTTAGGAGTCACCATCGATATGATCGGATTGAGTTGAAGTATCATGTAAAGCCTTTGCGTAGATGATTTCCAGTTTTTTTAGTCCATCATCAATCGAGATAGAACCCTTTTTCTTTTCTATCTCCCAAGCTTTAAGATCATCGTCATAGAGTGGTTGTGAATCTTTGTATACAGAGGCGTTTATCTCGTTTTCTAAGGCTTTCTTTTCTCTACGTATGCCTATCATTAGTCTTGCATAGTGATAAGCTTCAAGTAGATCGGGATATCGTGTTAGAAGAGTTGTAAACTTGTTTTGAGACATCCCTTGCATTGCTATGAATTCACGAACAATTAGATTTTTCTGATCATGTGCATAGATGTATAGTTGTTTTACAAGCTCATCAATTTCTTTCATAAACTTTTATTTTTGTTCCTACCTCAATACCGTACTCTTTTTTACCAGATATTTCAACTACTTGCTTGTCATCTATGTAGATAATCCCTGTTAAGATATCTTCCATTTGTTTATTCAGGTTCGTTGTGTCAGGTCTTTTGGTATGGAATAAAGTGTCGTTAAAAGTGTTTTTCAAAACCTTTTTTAATATGGTTTGCGGGTAGGGTAGAGTATGAACGAAATCGATGCTTATTGGTTTTTCAGTGGGAGGAAAAGGAAAGCGTTGAATTATAAGGCTCTTCACATCGTCGATGTATGGCTGGTTAACGTTGTAGAAAACGAAACGAGATCTTTGGACTTTCCAAGCTTTTGGTAATCTATCGATGAATGTTTCAAAGATGAGTTTCATAAAGTCCATACCTAGCTAAAAGGAAGTAAATAGTCTAGGTATGGAACGTGGTTTACTTCTGAGAAGTACCATATTTTTTGATCTGATTAGATGAGTAAGCAACAATTTTGTCGGCTTCTTCGAAAGTATCGTCAGGAATAGCATAAGCTGCGTCCCCACCTCTACTTCCAGCACGACCTACCTTCATACGTTTTACGTCTTGAGGCATGTTGGCGTATTCATCATGATCTGCGAACATTTTCATAATGCACCTTGTTGTTGTTGGCCTTGGGCGAGACCAGGGACTTGACTAACTACATTTGACAATTGTTCATTTATTTTTTCAACTCCTAAATCTTGCTCAGGTTCGATTTTTGTTTTAATTGTCTCTAGAACTGATAGAAGCTCTTTTAAGTTTGATAGGTCTAAGCTTTGAAGACGTAGGGCCGTTTCAACGAGATCAAGGTTCGCTTTAGTCTTATTTGCTTGTGCTTGTGTGATCCGTTCCGCTGATAGTGCGGTGTCGAGAGATACTTTATTCAATCTTTCCGCAGCGAGTGATTGTTTCGCTTTCGCTTCTGCCATTAGATTTTCATTTTCGATGATCTGTCTTTGTGTCTGTAGCTGTTGCTGTACTTGTGTTTCCCTTTGAGCCATCATCTCTTGTTCTGCTACAGCGTCGACGAGTTGCTTTTTGTCGATGAGTGGGGAGTTTTCGATATATAGCTTTGAAGGTACAGGGACACCCAATTGACCAAGTTGAACGAGTTGTTGGAACTGTAGACGCTTTTGGCTGTCTGTGTAAGCGACTTCATCAACGACTATGTTAAACTTAGTGAATGTTTTGTTTTGAATCATAGGGTCAATTTCTTCCCCTACCACATCTTGATACTTTCCAAGCTTCCAGTTGTTTTGTTTGCAAGTTAGCATCTTCTCCCCGACAAGCTTTTGAGTAGTATCGAGTTGATCGAATAACCGTTGAAGCATCGTTAACCCAGCACCTTGACGCACCATAGCTAGTATTCCTGGAACATCATCTTTTGCCATTCCCATCAGCTCTTGATTAACAAGCCCTGTTTGATAAACGAGGTTCTTAAGTTCGTTTTGTAAGCCAGCAAGTCCTGGGTTCGGGGAGGTTGGTTGGATCTTCTCGATATCTGACATGTTCGCATTTTTAGCGACTTTCACGTTGATACCGTTACCGCCTTTTTTGAGGTCTTCGGGATTGACGACGGCGTTTTCTTTGTACTTCCAGCCAGAGTTTACTTGCGATTCGATCTGATCTGCGGTGTTTATCAGGACGCGGTTATACAAGAATTGCGAATCGCGCATACCCCTCACGAGGCCTTGATGACGTAACGCAAAGTTCGTTAGCTCAGGGTTGTAAAAGCCATAACAAGGGGTCATAGGGTAGCAATCTAGGCCTGTTGGGTGCGGGCCAGAATAGAAAACTACCCCATTGACGACGATGTTATATACAACGGTGGGGACATCCATTTCAATGATATCAAGCTCAGGATATAGTCCCAGTAGGTCTCCTAAAGCTTCTTGATTCGATGATGTCCACTCTTTTGTTTGACCCGTTCTAGCATCAACGATGAATTTTCCTTTACGCGAGCTTTTGTAATAGTACTCATCGACGGTGTAAAGGCCAATATCTCGCATGTAGTAGTTTTCGGGCATGAAGATAAACTTGCCATCTTTCTGATATACGGGTTGTAAGTTGTCTATCTCTTCATCGCGTTGATAATTGAACATGCGCTTGACTTGGCTTTTAGTCATAGCTTGACGACGCCATACGGATTCTGCGTCACTCATGTCAAAATTTTTATAGAACGGGTCTATCCAGTAATAATTGTACGGAACATTCGAAAGGATGATGTCTCCATTGACAGGATCGTTTTCGTAAGAGATATCAATATCGATAAACGATAGGCCTTGAATCACTGCACCGTCAAACGCTTTTGAGATAACTTCGTGACCGCCAGCTTGCTCAAATGACCATATGAGAGATTTTGAAAGTTGTTGAGCTGCGACGTCTGCTTTTTTTGAGAGTGCTGAACAAGATAAGCTTTTCTTGTGCTGACGTTGATAGCCTGTCACCATTTCAACGGCGGGTTTGATGATGTTGAAATAGTAACGCTTTTGACCCCAGTATGGTGAGTTACCGTAAATTTCAAACCAGAGCGTTTGATCGCCAGCATAAAATCTAGTGTCTAGATCTGCTTCAGCTTGGAAAGCTTGATTGACAACGACATAGTTCATGTACGATCGTTCCATACGATCTAATACGTCTGTTTTATCACCGCTTTTGTAAAATCGAGATTGTAGCCGTTCAGAAAGATTATACATTCATACCAACTTTTTTTTATAAGTTAGCAAATTTAAGAAAGAACTGTCTATTAATGAAAAAATCTACTCTATTCCTGATCTTCAGTCGCTTTCGACCACTTAAAGCTAAAGAGTAGATAAACAAGCATCGTGTAGTCAAAAAAAAATCTAGCGCATTACTGATTTTTTATCAGCTGTAATCGTCTGCTTATTACTAAACGCTAGACCCTGTCATTAATTGCAAACTAGAATATTTGTTGGCCGAGGGGGTAACGCTCTGTATCAAAGATTGCTGGCATCGGTCTTGTTTCTGTAGTTGGTTTTCGAGTGTCTGAGAAGTACTTTTTATATGCTAAACAAAGGTAACGAAAACCGTCTGACGCGTGGCTATGTTCATCGTGACGAGGTCTTTCTTCTGGTCTGCCTAGAGATGTGTTCCATTCCCTTGAATAGTTTGCAAGATGATCAAGACCGATCTTGGTTTTTTCTTCATGAAAGAATGATCGTTCGAGACATGATTTTACTAAGTCGATACCGTCTTGCACTCCTACACGATCTAGAACAGTCATGTTTAATCCGAGATCGTAAGCTATCTCTAGACGTGTGAGACCTGTCGACATCTCGTGAACTTTGGCGTCGTGCGGTACAAAGTGATCGCCGTACACATATTTTTTTGATTGAACTATGCGAATGTTTTCAGCTAGTGATTGTCCCGATGTCTCGTGAAAATCTATGATGCGTAGGTCTCCAGACGGCATGACTTGAAAGTACCAAACTGACATTGAGTCAAAATAGCCGAGGTCCCACGCGGTATGAACTTGTAGAGATGAGTCGTAAGGGAAGATTCCGATACGTTTTTCATCACGTGCTTGATTGATGTAGCGAGTGTAGTATTGCGCTTCTGTCGATGCTTGAAACGCTTCTGTTGAAGTTGAGGGGTACTCACGTAGCATAGCGTCTTTTTGTATAGCGTACTTTTGAGCGTACCACGCTTTTTGATACTCAGATAAATTGATGTTTTTTGCTTTCAAGCTTTCGAAATACTCGAGCATTCGGGGAGTATAGTAGACAGATTCGCGTAGTTGATATTCGTGATTCAAGTGCCAGGGAAAGAAGAAAAAGCGGTACTCTGTAGCGTTTAGCTTTGTCTTGATTTTTGAGCGTTCTTCAGCATCTACGCACATCTCTTTGAAGTGTCCTGAGCTACCTTCCGCGGTTGATTCAATGATGATTTTTTGACCAGTGGCGACTGTGTTGAGAGAACCGCTGATGATCTCTTGAGCTTTAGACGGATATTGAGCGCAGATCTTACCGAACTCTGATAAATGCAAGAGATTGAGTGTAGCAGAGCGCATCGATGTGCCAACGCGTATCATTGAACCGTTAATGAAACTAAGCTCTCTTGCACTGTCTGAGCGTGCTTTGAACGTATCTTTAAGATCGATGATTCCTTCTGACGTTTCGACTGCTGGCAAGTTGTCGTAAGCGTACTTGACGCGTTTAAATAAGTACTCTGCGTCTTCACGTGTGTGAGCGATAATTCCGGCTGTAAAGTTCTTATTGAACAAGCATTCATCTAGAAGATACAGACAGCAGAAAGTAGAAATGCCAAGCTGACGCGCTTTCAAAATTACGTTGCATGTGTGTAAGTTGTTGTAAATCTCTTGTTGAAAGCTGTTCAGTTTAAAAAATCTACTATCTCCTTCTTTATCAACTATTTTGTATAAGTTCTCAAGTCGCCATTTCTGATTTAGTAGTAAATCTTTTACTTGCATCTTTGAGAGTATTCTACAAGTGCTCGATGAACGAAGTCTTTTAATTTGATGTCGTTGTCAATGCAGTAAATTTTGATCTTTTTTGAAAGCTCAGAATCGAGTTTAACTGTTAATGTATTAATTTTAATTTCTCCTTTTTGATTTACACTATATTAATATAGCGCGAAATTTTATTCAAGCAAAAAGTATTGTTTTAAATGTAACGAATTAATTTAATTTATTTTAAGAAAAAAAACGTTGTAGAAAAAAGAAAGCTTGTGTTATATTTGTGACATCAGTAAAACAAAGCTGAGAAATTAATTAAAAGGAAGTTCTTATGACAAAATTCATCAATACAGCAGCCGGCAGACAAATATTGAAAGATCAATTTGATTATGAAGATAATCATCCGATTTTTGAAAGATACCGCTGGGGAATAGACGCGATGTTTATTGATCCAAACTTTCTAGAATGGATAGACGACTTTGCCGATTCTTTTTCTAACTATCGTTTATCAGATCTAGAAAAGTTGCACGAAGAATGGGTCAAAGATGGTAGATGGAGGGAAGATGATGCTTATTTCACGCGTGTTATTGTTAAAGATTATTTAGAAGATAATTCGTGTTGGAAGAATTATGCTGAGTACCTTGAATACAATAAACATGATCCAGATCTTTTACCAGATTCTCTAAAAAATGCTGTTGAATACGATGAAGTTCAAGGGGAATACATCTTCACAGAATCTTACATAGCATCTCTAAAAGCTCTTGTGAAGTAAAAGGGGGGTGGCGCGGAACTCGGGGGGTTTAAATTCTCTCGAGTTTCGCTATTACGTCTTTTTGCTTTGAGAGTAAAAGTTTAATCGCTAGTTCTATCTTCTCTGTGAATTGTTCATCTTTTAGCTCAATCACATAACAAAAGCCTTTACGAACAGTAACGATAACACAGTACTCTTCAACGTGAAACGGTGTTTCTAAGCCTTCTAACGCAATAACTTCTTGAACTTTACTCATGTATCGTCTTTTCGGATTTAACGTATCAGAATCAAAGGAAACGGGTTCTACTTGGTTTTTACGCTTCCACATTTATGCCCCCATCGCTTTATACATGAAACTTTTGAAAAACTCGGGATTTGCGTAGACGTAGCATTCTGAATCAGTGTTTTTAATCTTCACGTGCAAATCTCTGAACTCAAGATTTTGTAAAAATGGCAAAGAGCAATAAAACTCGTAATTCGTTCTTCCCTGCATTTTTATTTCTTCGCTAAGCGTTCTCTCGTGATTCTTCTTAGCTTCGTGACGAATCCAAGGAAAAGCTCGATCTCGAAAAAAGCTATCTAAAAACGCACCTGCATTTTTTAACTCAATCTTCTTAGCAACGTCACAAGCTTCAAAGTAAACATCTTCTATACTCTTCTGCATACTCTCAAATCGTTCTTT